TATCATTCAATAATACAGAATCCATAATACCAGTAAGAGAAACGCCTAATAGTCTTTCTTCCTCTGTATTGTCTCTCCATATTTTTCTAAGATATTTTAAATCTGTAAGAGTAGATTGAAAAGTCCCTAATATTGTAGCTAGTTTTACCTTTCTAATTAAATCGTCTTCAGTATCTGTGCTTTTAACTACAACTTCTGTTAAGTTACAAAATTGGTATGGTCTTAATATAATTTCACTGCAAGGATTAGTTCCAAAATCATGTCCATCAGCTCTTCTACCATTTTCTAGTGCTTTGGATATAGCAGATTGTCTATTATATATACCCCTTTCTCCTGATTTAGAGTTATATAAATTTAACCACTCTCTCATAAATATTCCTATAGGAGGCTTTTCGGTATAGCAAACAGAGTTATTAGCTAAAGCTCTTTGTCCTTCAGTGTTCCACCACTCACCTGACTTAGCCAACGCCATTTCTTGATCGTTTAAATCAGATAAACTAATAAGTGCAGAACGCCTTACGCCACCCACTACTACAACAGAGCCAATCTTACATAGTAAGTCATGGCACTCTATAGGTTTTAATTGTCTTCCTGCTGACTGTTTAAACACATTAACAGTAAAGTTAAATAAATCATCTAATGGATCAGGACCACTTGATCTACCTCCAAAGGTTTTAAGCCTAGCTCCTGCAGGTCTTAGTTTAGATAAATCCCATGAAGGTATTTGCCCTGCATATAATAAATGTATAAGTTCTCTATATGCTTTTGCCCATCCTACTTTACTATCTCCTACAACTATTGTTGTTTCGCTTTCTTCAAAAGTTTCATTAACTATCGGTAATTTGTTTACATATTTATTTTCTACAGAAAATCCTACACCTGTCCCACACATAAGTATATACAAGCACTCATCAAAAGAACGGATACTGTCAACTGGTAAATAAGAACAATTATATCCTGCAACATGGCATCTTTCTAATGCCACTCCTGCTGTCATAAGAGCTCTCATTGAAGGCATAATTTCTAAATTAAGAACAGCATCTTGCAACTCACTGCGTAACGCAGGAGTTAAAGTAAAAGAATGTTCTTTCTTTAACCTGTCCTGTAGATAATCAAAATACCTGTTGACTGTCTCTGTCCATGTTTCTCTTCTGTTTTCTTTTTCTATCCACCTTGCATACCTTGAAACATGTATAAAACTTTGATAGTCCGTGGGTAGTTCTATTGCATTACTTTGCATATCTTCTCCTTCGTTTGTATTTATTTCTGAAATAGGCAAAATTAAACCCTCTTTCCCATTCTTTATGTCTCATCTGAAAAACAGGATAAGGGTTTCTTAATTTGCCATTGTAAAAAGCTCTTTGTCCTTCCTCAAATTGTATTTTGAGAGGAGGGTAATCACTTCGTTTGCCCTTTTTGAATGGTCTTGACATTTGTTATTTCTATTCCTTCTACTTCGTAAAATGTATTGTGTAAAATATCGGATAATTCGTAAGAGACATCGTGATCTAAAGGCACATTATACGCCTCTATATCTATCTCAAGTTCAATTGTAACTTTAGCTTGTATCGTCTTCATGTAAACTAATAAGTTTTTCTAAATACCATTTGGCTTTATTCAAATCTTCTAATGGTTTTTTCTTATACGCATATCGCCAAACATATTTTAAAACATTCCCTTTTAGGTATCCTTTAAATTCGTTTAGAGACATAGAGGCTGTTATTGCGTCAATAGCCTCTATACCCCCTTCATTATAATGTTGTGGAAAATGCACAGCATCAAACTGTAATTGTGTAGGCTTCTTCATTAAGCTGTCCTTTTCTGAAAGCGATTAAGGTATTATCTCCATCGCTACATATTATTAATAAATTAAAAAAGACATGTAATATAATTATTCCCCAAAAAGATCTAAAAAACTTTATGAATCTTTTTTGGTAAAATCTACTTCTATTACATTGTCTTTTCTTTCCACAACAGGCTCTTCCAGTTCAAAATCTATGTTCAATATGTTCCATAGCATTTCTCCCTCTTTTCCTGTTATTTTTCCCTCCAACGCCTTGTCAAAATATAAGTTATGTATGTCAATGAGTCCATCATTAGCAATATAACTAAGACCAACCATAGCCCTAGCAAGGTTAAAATAGTGGTCATAGACATCGTTAGGAATCTTAGCAGACTTATTACAGGTAATAGTAGTTTCATGTGACCAGTCTCCGTCTTCATCGTCTGCTTTTGGTCGAACAAGGATATAAAAATCCCCATCCTCCACTTCGATAAGTTTCTTCGTCAAGCTGATACCTCTTCGTTTAAACTTGTATAATAAAGCCAAGGAGGGTTTTGAGCTTTAGACGCAGGTTGAGGTCTGTATTTAAGGTCTCCCCAACAAGGTTTCTTATACTCACACATAGAGCATATCTTGTGTAGGTGTTTATTACCTGTCTTCTTACCTCTGAAAGTTTCCTCAACCTCATCGAAGCATCTTTTAAAAGGCTTGTTAGACTTAATAGTTTCTATTTTGTCTTCAACCTCTTTTAAAAGTTCTTGTTTATCTTCATCTGTAATCTCAAGATCAAGATAAGTTATTTCTCCTGTAGCTTTATTTATAGCCCACCAACCACCAACTTCTTTGTTAGCACCCTCTGAATACATTATTAATTGTGGTATATATCCAAAAGTATCGTGCTCTTTCATGTTATCTATTGATGAAAACTTGTGCCTATATGCCCAAGCTGAACAGGATTTTATATCATCTACTTTATTTTCTATACTTAAATCAGTTTCGCCTGATAACTCATGCTCTCCGATTTTTATTTTAACTTGCTCACTGTCTTGATAATCTACCCCTGATGCTTTAAGAATAGCTTTAAATATAGCTTCAACTGCATCTCCTAGTATCATACGCATTTTAAATGTAGAATCAAAAGGCTGTCTTTCAGCCCCTTGTGCTTCCATTTGTAATTGACATAATGGTTTACCAAGATTAGAAGGTCGCAGTTTAAACACCCTCTTTTCAGGATTAAATTGTCGCTTCAAACACTTTTTAAAGTATTCTCCTGCTTCTTCTACTATATCATCTGACATAGTAGCCTTATCCTTACTTGCCTTTTCTAAGTAAGCAAATATTCTTGCTAGATTATCATCCATAGTTTTAAGAGGCTGTAGCTTCTACCTCTATAAAGTCTTCACTATCAAGTATGTTCTCAGCATCGTCTAATCTTTTAGATGCCTCCGAAGCCTTTTGCCTAACAGTATCATTATGTATAAGAATAAACTCATTAAATACCTTATTAGTATTTATATCATCTTCAGTTAGCTCTAAAGTTTCAGGCTCAATAGTAGGAGTAACTATATACCAACTCACAGCAGGAGTTTGCTTATACTCCATGTTAAATTTTAATTCATGTGAATAAGGTAGTTTTTTAGTTTTGTGTAATTCGGATAAGACATTACCAAAGTTTTTAAAAGTATCTTTACTTGCTATTTGGTAAATTACTGGAAAATTATCAAAAGATACAGTTTCTCCGTTGCCTTCTTTTACAGCATTTTCTACTCTTAAAAGACCAAACAATACTCTATATCTTTTAGATCCTCTCCACCATTCTTTATCGGCTTCAGACGCTTTATCCCAGTCTTCTATCTTTTGTTTACCACAATTTATTGTGCCAAGTTCGTCAAGAGCTTCATCATATGGATTTCTAACAAATATTGATCTATTTACATATCTACCACGAACATCTTTACCTTCTTTGGTTTGAAAGATAGCATTTTCGTCATATCTCTGATAAAAAAATCTTTGTTGGAACACTCTAATCCATGCTTTTTCCGCATAGACTACACCATATTGAGGATGGTCTATTCTTATCGTTCCGTCTGGTATTTTAGCCCCAGATGCAGACCTAGTTTTATTATTTATTGATATTCTAGGTATTGTGGGAGCATTAGATGAGCCACTCTCATCTACTATTCCTAATGATTCCATTGCTTGTGCAAATGGAAGCGTATTTTCTGTTAATGTTAAATCTGTTGTCATTACAACCTCCTATAAATTTTAAAAGTTATACAGTTATATACAAATTATATAAAATGTCAAACTAATATGAATAATATTTTCTTGTTGGTTTTTTTATTATATTATCACCCTCTTTATGCCAAGACATCTTAGGCATTGTTATTTTTATGTATGGGTTATCTCTTTTATATTTATACAGCTCTCTTCTCCACCTCGTAAACATTGGATTTTTCTTCATCTACTATTTCTTCCATGTCTAACCAATCGTCTCCAATCTTTAATTCAACTTCCATTGGAACATCTATTGTAAGATTAAAGTCGTATAACATCCTATCTTTTATTTTTAACATACTTTCTTTTAAGTAAGTAGGTATAATGTCTATCTCTGTAGGATGAACATCAACAACAATAGAATCATGCACTGTGTTGATTATCAGAGATTTACAATTTTCTAATTTTAATTTTTCTTTAAAAATAATACAAGCTAAAGGCACTATTTCTGCAGTAGCTATAGACTGCACAGGGTAATTTTTTATTTGTGTGGCATAGGTAGAGCCATATTTAGTTCTTTGAACATTTGGAAAAGCAAATTGTCTACCAGTTATTGTAGTAATTTTCTTCTCTCTTATAGCCTCGTCTTGTAACTTCTGATGCCACTTAGCTATATCATTATACTTATTTATAAATGCTCTATTATACTGCACCTCCGCAGGCGATCCTCCTATACCCCCATATAAAGGTCTGAATGTTCTAGCTTTTGCGTCTTGTCTACTAGTTTTTTGTCCTGCACTTGTAAGCACTTGTGCCGTATACGCATGAACATCAAAACCTTCATCTATCTCTTTTCTACCTACTTTATCATTAGCTACCCACACAGCAGTTCTAAATTCTAATTGACCAAAATCTCCCTCTAGTATCTTACCTTGTTTAAACCTAGACTTAATAGCTTTTCTAACTCTAGCTGTGCTACCTCTAGGCAAGTTCTGGAAGTTAGGTTTAGAAGACGATAAACGCCCTGTAGCAGTTCTTACTTGATTTATCTGAGGATGTAGTATGCTGTTATCATAAACATTTTGTTGTATGCCTTTACAAAAAGAATTGATATAGGTGTCTAACGCATTTATTCTCTGCATATTAGTTAGGAATAAACTAGCTTCTTTCATATCTTTTTCTTCTGCTATTTTAGTTAGCTCCGATAAAGTATTCTTATCCGTTGCAAAACCATTAGCAGTAACTTGATCTACTGAGGTAGGAGAAAACTTTAATCCTGCAACAGGCTCTAGCCATGTATATATAAAACCAGTGCCACTACATGTAGTGCATTTAGGATGTTTTTTATACGGAGTCCCATCTTTCTTTCGTTTAAACAAGTGCCCAGTGCCATTACATCTACCACATTGCTTCACTTCTGTCTTTTTAGATATAATAGTTTGTGCTTTAATTATACCCTCTAAATCTTTCTTAGGTATTCTATTTTTATATTTACCAGTTCCTACTGCCCTAGTTCCTATACCAAATATTCTAGCCCACTCATTTTTATCTTTTACTTTTCTCGACCATATTATTTCTGACAACTGTTCAGGAGAGGCTATATTAAAAGGTTTATCTCCCATAATATGTTTTATTATCTTATTGTTTTGTGCAGACCTAAAAGTTCTTTCATTCTCATAAGTGCTTCTGACTGTCTCTAATTCTTCTAAATCTATATATGTCCCATTTCTTTCTATATCAATTAGAACATCTGTCATTTGATTAGTTAATTTAAGTATAGGTAACATAGACCTATATTCATCGGTATGAAATAATCTGTCTTGTTCAAGATATAGTTCCCCACAAGATATTATGTCATATATGTTGTATTCCTCTACCAAATCTAGAGGCATGGCTTCAAAACCTACACCTTTTTCAAAATGCTCTTCTATTAGTTCTGATTTCTTTTGAGTAACTTTTCTTCTTTTACAAGACCCATCCAACGACAAATCACAATGTACACCTCTTGCAAGTAAATACTCAACAACCATAGTATCATAAACACGGCCATTATAAGTAAAACCACAACCATAAAGCCAAGCCAAATCAAATTTAATGTTATGTCCAATAAGTAATTTTGTGCTGTTAAGTTCTTCTTGTAGCTGTTTAAACGACTCTTTACTGGGAGCTGTCTTTAGTTCATCATGGTTAAACCATACAACTTTAGGAGTTTCTACTTTATCTGTAACCTCTGCATAACCCACACAAACTAAATAATTATTAGGCTGATAGGCTGTAGGATTCCCATTAGTTATTTTATTCTCTATATCTAATACTGTCTTTCTATACATTTTATATCCTATATAATTTGTAGCCAAGTCTGATAATTGTTACGAGGAAAAACAATTTTCAGTGAGTAAGTTACAACGAGGAGAGAGGCAACTCTCACTCAACTGCTCAGACTTAGCTACTCCCTCCATCACTAGAGGAATCCCTGATTTCTATGTCTATGTTTTTAACATTTCTCATTTTCTTTTTTACCATAGTCATCATATCATATTCTTCTTTATTATCCACTACTATAACTATAGGCATAGTGCCTTTTGTAAGTTCTCTAGTCTCCTCTAAAGATTTTTTTGCTTCTTTCTCTTCCATTATTCAGTATAAGTAGCGGTTAAGTTATCGAATATTACAGCAAAATTTCCATGAACGCCAGTTATTTTATTCTTTACTATATTAATCCAACGCATGTTTGTATCGCCTTCTTCTGTATCTTCTTTACCAATTAAAACAATTAAGTCTGCTTCCCCTGCCTTACCAGTTCTTGATCCAGATAACATAGAGTCATTAAGAATTATTTTACCAGATGCTTCAGCAGATAACTGACACATACCAAATACAACGCAGTCTTGTCTCTTTGCTAAATCTCTTGCCTCTGAATACAGACTAGTAAGCCTTTGGTCATCTCTAGCATAACTACCACCTATATGTGTTTTATCTAAAATGTCAATAACAACCACATCAGGTTTTTCTTTCTCAACTATAGCTTCTAGTTCCCCAAAAGTAAGACTACTAGAGTCTATAATTTGCAATGTTTCTGATTTCTTTTTCCATTTATCTATAAAGCGGTGTTTAAACTCTTGAACATATTTAATTCTTTCCTGACAGGACGCAGAAATCATTCTTAGCATATGTCTTTGAGGTCTTTCTTCGTTTGTAAACATAAGACACTTAGCCCCTTGATCTAAAAAACCATGAGGAGATGCAATCATAGAATGTGCAAACCCTGACTTACCAACATTTGGTCTAGCCCCTACTACAACAAACATACCTTTACTTAATCCCCCAACTCTATCGTTTATGGAAGGAACATGAAAAGAATAATGATGCTCTCTATCTATCTCTTCAAATAGTTCTTCCATATCATTTGAACATTTTAAATCATCTTCTTTATTTCTGTCTGCCATTTTGTTTAGTTTGTCTGTAGCTCTTAAAACTAAACTTGTATCGTAATGTTCCCCTTGCATAATCTGTATAGACTGTTGTGCTACATCTTGAGCAAACGACTGTAGAGACATTTTATA